GATGTTAACTAATCTTATCATCCTTGCCTGTACAGGCCCCATATCACAAAGGTTAAAAACTAATTTGATTTGGCTATCAGGACATCGCAAAGTCTGTTAGGCAGTGCCTAACCACGTAGGTGTAGCCTGTACATGCCTCACTGCACAGGCGCGTACAATGTTAAAAAAGGGTTAAACGAGGCGCAACGCTACCACAGTAACTGGTTTCGATAGGCTTAGTCACTGACTAACAAGCCAAGCCGATTCGGGTAAACGAGACGCGCAACGCTACCACAGTAACTGGTTTCGATGGCGTTAGGTAATGCCTAACCAGCCGAGCCTAACCGACTACGCGAGACGCGCAACGCTACCACAGTAACTGGTTTCGATCAAAATTCAGGCCAAAAAAAAGGCCACCCGAAGGTGACCTTAATTAGTTAATAAACGCGCGTTGGAATATTTTCTAAGAAACACATTGCATCTTTTAAAGAGTCGCTCTTTTCTAAATGAAGGCTACCTTTTGATCTAAGTCTGCCATGAGAATCAAAAATAACAGCGTAGTATTTAGATTCTAAATTATCCGGATTCTGCCATTCTCTGATTGATACCGTAAAGTCATTATCGTACATAATAATTCCCCTGATATAAAGATGGCCCCTATTGCTAGGGGCCGGTTAGTGCTAGTCTACCTTGCCACCCATTTGGATGAATGCGGTAGTCATGGTGCTGACCACTTGAGTGATTGAGTAATCAACAGGGTGCTGATCCGGGTCAATCTTTTGAAGGGACTTGATTGCCTTGCCGACTAGATCAAAGGCAATCTCAGGCGGAGTGCGCTTGTCACTCGCTCCCTTGCCCCTAGTAAGGATTGCAGGATCGCGCCCCTCTTTTGCCGCAAGGTCATTCTCCGCGTCTTGGCGAACATTGAGCGCATCCTGCGCTTCACGTTCTTCCAATGACTTGGCATACTTGCCAAGCACAGAGCCGACTTTCTTAACAAAGATATTCCGAGCATCTTTGTTACTATCCGCCAAGTCCTTGTGATCCGCGAAATACAGATCACGATCCCTTGCCGTGTAGCTACTGGCGATGATCGCCAGAATAGAATCGCGGATTTCTTTCCACTGTCCCGCGTCCGCCGCCTTTCGGTCAACCTTGCCAAGATACTTGGCACAGACTTTAGGATCAGCGTGAATCATATCCACCACAGCCCCCTTCGTCTTTTCAGCTTTGCCATCTGCCGCACAATGCTTGCCAATAAGATCGCCATACTCGGCACCCAATAACTCCAGCGCAGATGCGCTGGTTACTACGATAGCATTACTCATAAGAGTACTCCGCTATTACAGTCAGAAGAGAATTCCCCCGACTTGCAACCAGAATACCATAATGACCTGATAAGTATATGACAGTTTTGGCATTCCCTGATATATCCTGACAAGTATAGGCTAATCCTGTTAGGCAATGCCTAACCAGCAAAGCCGAACACCCACCCCACCCCCACCCACCGCGATGGTGAGCTGGCCGCAGCACATCTATATATTATTAATCCACACCAACATTTTCGTTTTTCAAAAGTTTTCAAAATTTTTTATAAAAGTCAGGGGACTGAAGTACCCCTAGCTCAGTCCTCCAAAAAATTTTTTGCAAAAAATCACGATCCAAGTCATAATCGGCTGACCGAGGCTCGTCCTCGCGCAATGGAAAGAAAATGGAAAGACTGCCCTTAGAGGTTATACCTGAAATCGGCGTACCGCTGTGTCCCGAAGCCAAGTACATGGACTTACGAGAACGTGCTGAAGCGGTCTGCAATACAGTAGATTATCTCAGCAACGAAGATTTTGGGTTTGACCTGATACCAACGAGCGAAGATGAAGCAATCGCTGCGAAATTGGCGTTTAGTTATGCTAGTGACGCGACTGTTACATCGAAAGAGGTGACGCATAAACGTGTAGTGGAACTGCGTCCCGCCTCGTTGGTATTGGTGAACAAAATACTGACAGAGTTCAGCCAGCAGGTTGTGCAAAGCTCAGTAGAAATAAGAAATCTCATCACAAACAAGTTACTGTTAGAAAGCGAACACCCAGACCCCCGTGTGCGATTGAAAGCGATTGAACTTCTGGGCAAGATTTCCGATGTTGGCTTGTTTGTTGAAAAGAGTGAAACGGTAGTGACGCACCAGACATCAGATGATCTTAAGGCCAAGCTGAGAAGCAAGTTGAGTAGACTCATTAGCCCTGATGAAGAAATCACTGATGCGGTAGTCACTATCGTTTCCGAAGACACCTGCGACCACCCCCACGATGAAAAGTAAGAAAGAAAAAGAAGACAAGACAAATAAGGAAGGCGACTTTACCGACACAGAACTACAGCAGATGCTTGAAAACATTGATGTTTACACCGATGTTGAGATGGCTGAGATAATTAAATTAGTCGATGAGCTGGCAAGGCGCAAGTACGTCAATAGCTGCCACGATGACTTGATCGAGTTCTGCAAACACATGCAGGATGACTACATAGTAGGCAGTCACCACAAGCACTTGGCCGAGCTGCTGATGGATGTAGAGGCGGGTCGAGAAGACCGCCTAACGGTGTCGATAGCACCTCGTCACGGCAAAAGTCAGATGGTGAGTATATTCTTCACGGGCTGGTACTTAGGTCACCACCCTGACCACAAGATAATGCTGGTCTCCCACACGACTGACTTGGCGGTAGACTTTGGACGGAAGGTGCGTAACTTGATCGCCTCTCCGCGTTTCAGAGAGATATTCCCAACCTTAGAGCTGGCAAAGGATTCCAAGAGTGCTGGACGCTGGAACACCTCAGTAGGGGGAGAGTTCTTCGCGTGTGGTGTGGGTTCAGCCCTTGCGGGGCGCGGTGCTCACTTATTAATCATTGATGATGCTCACTCAGAGCAGGATGTGCTTAACGGTAACTTTGAGGTGTTTGCGAAAGCCTATGAGTGGTACACCTACGGAGCCAGAACACGACTGATGCCTCAAGGCAAGGTGGTGATCGTAGGAACCCGCTGGCACATGGATGACCTGATCGGGCGCGTGATTAAAGACATGACTAAGAATGAGTTGTCTGACCAGTACAAAGTGGTTGAGTTTCCTGCCATGATGGAGGCGGCTAACGACGATGGCTCTGTGTATTTTAAAGCACTGTGGCCTGAGTTCTTTGACATGGAAGCACTGGGGCGCACTAAAGCCTCTATGCCGCTATTTCAGTGGAACGCTCAGTTTCAACAAAACCCCACCGCAGAAGAAGGTGCGCTAGTTAAACGAGAGTGGTGGCGGGACTGGGCAGAGGACGAGCCGCCTGATGTTGAATATATTATAATGACGCTGGATGCCGCAGCCGAGACCCATAACAAGGCTGACTTTACTGGTATTACCACATGGGGTGTGTTCTGGCATGAGCCAGATGACAGGCATTACATTATCCTGTTAAATGTAATCAAAGAGCGGTATGAGTTCCCTGAGTTAAAAAGAAAGGCGTTAGAGCAGTATGATCGGTGGGAACCCGACTCGTTTATTGTGGAGAAAAAGAGCGCAGGAGCTGCGTTGTACCAAGAATTGCGAAGAATGGGCATCCCTGTGAGTGAATACACACCTCACCGTGGCTCGGGCGATAAAACAGCAAGGTTGAATTCTGTCACAGATATAGTAGCATCGGGTACTTGTTGGGTTCCTAGAACCAGATGGGCCGAGGAGTTAGTGGATGAAGTGGCAAGTTTCCCTTTTGGGTCTAACGATGATTTGGTCGATTGCACGGTCATGGCTCTAATGCGGTTCCGCTCCGGTGGCTTTATACGGCTACCTTCCGACATGGAAGAAGAACAGCGATACTTTAAACCTAAAAAACGAGCGTATTACTAATGGCTGATGACATTGATGACTTATTAGACGGCGAACTTAGCGAAGGGGAACTCAGCGAAGGGGAGGTTGCTTTTGAGATTGAATCAGCTAACGGTAGCGATCCTCTGCTAGAGGGTGGCATTGAGATTATTCTAGTGGCTGAAGGTGAAGAAAATGATCTTTTCGAGGAACCTATAGAATTTCATGCCAATCTCGCTGAACACATGGAAGAGGATGAGCT